GTCCAGAAGGTCTGGAAGCCTGCCAGGCCGTTGTGGAAGTCGCCGTTGAGCGCCAGCTCGGGTCCGGGGACGTAGTTGGTGGCGATGAGGCCCGGCAGCGGGAAGGGCGGTGCTTGGCTCGGGTCGATGGGGCCGATGGCGAGGTAGACCCCGACGGTGTACGCGAGGAGCATCCGCATGACGTCGCGGTCGCTCGCGGCTGCCAGCCGGTCGCCGATGATGTCGAGGGCCTCGAGGCGCCAGTGCGGCTGGGCGCTGCGGAAGACCCGCAGGCTCGCCAGGGAGGCCGCGTCGGCGCCGTTGGCGAGCGGAGTGTCGGTCCCTAGGTGCCTGCCGCCGTAGGCCGCGATGGAGGCTGCGTCGCTTGCGTAGGCCTCCTGCTGGTTGCCTCCTGCGTCGGTCCAGATGAAGGTGACGTCGTTGATGACGTCGCCGACCGTCCGGGTCGGCTGCCAGTCGGTGACGACCGCGCAGGTGTCCAGCGGCCAGTGCGTGGACAGGGCGCCCCGGTCGTCGCGCCGGTCGACCGAGCTCATCTCCAGGACGTGCTCGGTGGCCCAGTAGCTCAGGGGTGCGTCGAGCAGCCCACCGAGGTCTTGGAGCAGCGCGAGGGTGTCCTGCTTGTCGACGTCGCGGGCGGCGAGGGTGACGGGGTCGAGGGTGGTGGCAAGGACTACCGGCGCACCGATCTGGGGAGGGCTACCGGCGAGGCCCATGATCCGCTGGGCGCGGGCGGCGGCGCTCTCGGCGGGCCAGGGGTCGGAGCCGATCTGCTTCTGGCCCCACCAGCTCATGATGTCGATGATGGTGATCTGCACGGAGCCGGTGCCCTGGTCCCAGGACTGCGCGGCGACCGTGCCTGCCAGGACGACGGTGTGGAACGTCGGGTCGAGCACGCCTGCCTGGTAGTTGTCGGCCTGGATCTCCACGTAGGTGCCGAGCGCGGGCGGCGAGGCGCCGCGCTGCAGCAGGAGGTGGATCGTCGCGCTGCCGGGGTCAGGTTGGGTGAGCGGGTTGCCTCGGCCCTTGGTGACCGTGAGGCCGTCGAGGACGTAGCAGCTCTGGTCGATCCCGGCGATGACGACGGACCCGAGCCATGAGGTCGGGCGGTCGGCGATGACCTGGGCGGTGCTCATATCGGGCTCGGCAGACCGGACAGCCGCTGGTCGCCCTTGAGGATTCCCCGGATCTGCCGGGCGGTGGAGTGCGGGTCGATGGCGCCGTTGATGTTGATGACGACGTTGCCGCTGCTGCCGGACGATGTGGCGAAGGTGCCGAACCCGGCGCGACCCAGGCCGACAGCGGGAGCGCTGAAGGCTCGAGCCGCGCCGGGCGTCATAGCGGCGTGTCCGCCGATGCCCGGAATCCAGGACGGGAGGGAGGGGATCTTGATCTGGCCCAGCATCCGGACCAGGTTGCTGACCCAGCCGATGAGGGTCTGGATGGCTCCGATGATGGGATCGATGAAGCGCTTGACGGTTCCGAAGACGGCTCCCGCGACGGTGACGATGCCTCGGAGGGCTGCGGCCAACGCGACGGACAGCCACCGGATCAAGGTGCTGATCACGACGATGTAGACGTTGACGTAGGCGCGCAGCGCGGCGAAGACGAACGAGGCGACCGCCTGCAGGACCCGGAAGGCTGCGGAGGCCTTGGGCCCGATCCAGTTGATCACCGCGCTCCAGGCCGCGCTGATCGCCGACAGCGCGCCGAGGACCGCAGCCTTGAAGGGCGGGAACTTGTTCCAGAGCAACACGACGACGGCGATGAGCGCGATGACCCCGAGGATGATGAGGCCGATCGGGTTGGCGCTCATGGCTGCGTTCCACAGCCACTGCGCGGCGGTCGCGGCCTTCTGGATAGCGCCCCAGGTCTGGGTGGCGATGGAGGCTGCGTTGGTGGCGACGGTCTGCGCGATCGTGGCGACGGTCTGGATCGCCATAGCGACGCGGGCGATCACCATGATCGACGCGAGGGCTCCGACGACGCCGACGAGCGCGAGGACGACGTTGGTGTTCTCGGCGGCGTACTGCGCGACCTTCTGCAGCACCGTGGCGAACTTCTCCATGACCGGGAGCAGCGCCCCACCGACCCCTTCCTTCGTCTCGTTGATGGCGACCTGCATCCGCTTGAACTTGCCGACGGCAGTGTTGCCCGCGACGTCGGCAGCTCCACCGACCTTGCCCTTGATCTCATCCATGATCTTCGTCATGTCGCCACCCTTGAGGGTGGCCTTGTCGATGCCGAGGCCGAGCCGTCCGAGGGCCGTGGTGTTGCCTGCGTAGGCCTTGGCGATCGCCTCGGAGACCTGGCCCACGTCCTTGCCGGTCGCGGCGCTGATGTCCAGCGCGACCCCCATAGCCTCCTGGGCCTTGGTGACGTCGCCAGTAGCTCGGGCGATGTTCGCCAGGGCCGGTCGGAGCTGGTCGTCGGCGACCCCGGTGGCGAGCGTCGTCTTGGAGATCCAGTCCTCGGTGGCGGCGACCTGGTCGTCGGTGGCGTGCGCGGAGGTCTTCAGCGCGGCGGCGAGGATCGCCTGACTGTGCGCGTCCTCGGCTGCTGCCTTCGCGGCGCCGACCGCTGCGACGGCGAGAGCGCCCAGCGCGACCGCGCCGACGGCGCCTGCCTTGTTGAGCACCCCTGCCGAGGCGCCGGACTTCTTGGCGACCTTGTCTAGCTCGTCGGTCGCCTGCTTCGCGTCGGCGATGATCTTGATCGACAGGACCGCGCTACGGGCTGACACGCTCGGCCTCCTCCGCTAGCAGGTCCAGCGCGGTGACGATGACGCGCCCGTCCTCGTCCCACCACTGCGACGGCGCGGTGTGGGTGGCGAGGGCGAGGGCGACGATCATCCGGGCGTGACTTCCGTCTGGGTAGGGTCCAGCCGCTCGCCCTCGTCCGGGGTGTCGACGTCGATGACGACCGCTCGGAACTCCTCCCAGGTGCCGCCGTACTCCTTGGTCCGCTTGAGCGCGGCCCAGGCGAGGAAGGTCATCCAGAGGAAGGGACCCTTCGCCGGGTCGGGCCAGCCCTTACGGGTGGCGGTCTCGTCCCAGCGCAGCAGGTCGCGGTTGTCGGCCTGCACGTCGTAGCTCGTACCGTCCTCCATCCGCACGGTCAGGTGCGGCACGGTCAGGTGGGGCCGGTCGTCGTTCATCGTCTCGCTCATCGCGATCACGCTCCCTTGATCTTCGCGAGGATCTGGTCGACTGCGTGGTTGTAGGTCCCTACCCAGGCGGGCTCGGTGTTGTGCGCGGCGTCGGTGAGGAAGGGCTGCGGGGTGATGTTCCGGGCGCGCCAGCCGTAGTGGATCGGCCCTGCGTAGGGCAGGCGAGCGCCACCAGCGCGAACGATGGCTCCGCTCTTGGTGCCGGACCCACGTACGGACCCGGCGAGGGCGCCGCTACGGCGAGGCGCGTGGACGGCTGCCACGACCTGCGCTGCGACCTCCTTGTTCGCCTTGGTGAGGTCGGAGAGGTCTTGCCCTGCAGCGAGCATCGTCTTCCGTAGCTCGGCAGCACCCTCAACCTCCAGGATCGGCTTCGGCACGTCACTCCGCAGCCACTCCGAGGTCGGCATCGGAGGCGGCAGCGGCTCCCGTCCCGGTGCCGGGCGCGAGGACGGGCTCGCCGACGCAGGCCCACTCGAAGTCCGACGTCATGGTGGTCCCGAAGTCGTCGGTGCTGCCGACGGCGAGCGGGTCGATGATGAGTTTCCCGGTGACCGTTGCGGCTGCCGCCGTGTTGGGGGTGAACACGAAGTCGACCTCGGTGCCCTTGTTGACCCAGGAGTAGTTGACGATCCCGTCGGCCTGGTCGAGGTCTTGCACGAACGTCCCGGCGAGCTTCGCGGTGTAGGTGGTCGACCCCGCGACGACGTCGCCGCAGAGGACGGTGAACGGGTCGGTGCTGTTCTTGTCCCAGGAGAGCTGCGCGTTGCGGACCTGGCAGGACGCGTCCATCGCGAGCGGGTCGGGGTCGACCGGGCCGAGGACGAGGGTGCCGGGTCCGAGCTTGGTGGTGTAGACGGTCATGAGAGCACCTCAGTCATTTCGCACTCGTAGGCGGGGATAGCGGGCTCGGCGCCGGTGCGCGAGAAGCCGGACGGGCGGGCGGCGGTGATGGGAAGGACGGCTGCGACGGCGTCGACTAGCTCGTCCAGCGCGAGCCACGCGTCGGCGTTGTCGGGTCCTGGCGCAAGGCAGAGCAGCGTCCAGGTGGTGTCCCAGCCGCACATGCCGACGCGCTGCCGGGTGGGTGGCATGACGAGCACGCAGGGTGGGTTCGCGTTGCGGACGTCCTGGGTGGCGCGGATGCCTGCGGCCTCTAGCTCGGCTGCCAGCTCGACGGCTCGGCTGTAGGTCGTGGAGGTCGTGGGCTGCACGGTCATGCGACCACGCTCGTCTGGTTGGGGCCGAGCTCGAGCAGCACCATCACGTCGGGGTCGGTGCGGCTGATCGGGACCGCACCCATGTCGGCGTAGCCCGCGAGGCCCTCGACGCTGTTGCGGCGCCCGTAGAGGCGCCCTGCGAGGAGCAGCGCAGCCTGGATGGCTCTGCC